ACCGTTTTTTTACACCCGCGAATTTAAAAGTTTAGTCGGGAGCTGGAGGAATTATGGCGGTAGCACCTGGCAGGGGTCGCAAGCCCAAGCCGACCGCCATGAAAGAGCTGGCCGGCAATCCCGGCAAGAGAGCGCTGAACACGGCGGAGCCTGACTTCACGAAAGTGACGGACATCGATCCGCCGGAGTGGATGACGGAGCGTGCGCAGAAAATGTGGCGGCACCTGGTGCCTGAGTTGCTGAAGGAAAAATTTCTGTGTGTGACTGACCTGCACAACGTTGAGGCCTTCTGCGTTGCGTACGACAAGTGGCGCATGTCGGAGGAGTCCGTACAGGAGCACGGGATCATCATCACCACTGAAAGCGGAACGGTCATAAAGAACCCCGCGCTGACGGCGGCCAATGAAGCGCTTCGCCAGATTGCGACATTCGGGGCCCAGCTCGGCCTGGACCCTTCTTCGAGAACCCGGATCATCGGGGGCAATAAAACCAAAGCCACCAACCCGTTTGCGGAGCTGATTAACTGATAGGGCCGGCCATGGCATTCGCGCATGAAAACGTTGATGTGGCCGTGTCGTGGGCAAGAGAGGTTCTTGCAGGGAAGCATCCAGCCTGCTTGTTCGTCAAGCAGGCGATTCAGCGGCATTTTGACGATGTAAAGGCATCGAAAAACCCTGATTACCCGTTCTTCTTCTGCCCGGTAACGGCTGAGAAAAAACTGAAGTTGATTCAGCTTCTGCCGCACACAAAGGGCGAGTGGGGGCTGAGGCGGCTGCCGCTCACACTTGAGCCGTGGCAGATGTTCGGCCTTGCCTCCATGTTTGGCTGGTTGAGAAAAAAAGATGGGTACCGGCGGTTTCGGGAGGCTTATTGGGAGGTCCCCAGGAAAAACGGGAAGTCTGCGATTGCTGCTGGCGTCGGTATTGCGATGTTCACGGCAGACGGAGAGTTCGGTGCCGAGGTGTATTCCGGAGCCACAACCGAGAAACAGGCATGGGAGGTGTTCCGACCGGCGCGGCTGATGGTTGAGCGCAGTCCGCTACTTAAGCAGGCCAAGGGAATTGAGGTCAACGTCTCGAACATGAACGTGCCGGCAGACGGCAGCCGGTTTGAGCCGATGATCGGGAACCCTGGCGACGGATCGTCACCCAGCTGCGCACTTATCGACGAGTACCACGAGCACAAAAGCGCCAGCATGTATGAAACCATGCTGACGGGCATGGGGGCGCGAAAGCAGCCGCTGATGTTCATCATCACCACCGCTGGCTCGAATATTGAGGGGCCGTGCTACGACAAGCGTCGCCAGTGCGTTGAAATGCTGTCCGGGCAAGTGCCGGATGACGAGCTGTTCGCATGGATCTGGACGATAGACGAGGGTGACGACTGGACTGATCCAGGGGTGCTGGCCAAGGCCAACCCGAACTTTGACGTTTCCGTCTACCGGGAATACTTGGAAAGCCAGCAGGCCCGGGCCGTTCGATCTGCGCGGTTCACGAACACATTCAAGACCAAGCACCTGAACATCTGGACCAGTGCGAAGAGTGGATTTTTCAACCTGCAAAGCTGGCTGGCCTGCCAAGACACAACTCTGACGCTGGATCGGTTTGAGGGCGAGGCTTGTGACCTCGGCCTCGACTGCGCCCGCAAGCTGGACATGAACTCCATGGTTCGCCTGTTCACCCGCATCATTGACGGCAAGCGGCACTACTACTGCGTGTCGCCAATGTTCTTTGTTCCGGAGGATGCGGTGTGGCACAACGAAAACCAGCGGCTGGCCGAGCGATTTCAGGCATGGGTTGAGCAGGGCTACCTGTTTGATACCGAGGGGGCCGAGGTCGATTACCGTGAAATCCTTGATGAGGCAAAGGCTGCCCACGAAGACAATCCGGTCAAGTGCTCGGCCATTGACCCGTTCGGGGCAACTGCGCTCCTGCATGCGCTGGATGATGAAGGCATGACGCCCATCGTCATCACTCAGAACTACACAAACATGTCACCCGCCATGATGGAGCTTGAGGCCGCCATCGAGTCGGGCCGCTTCCATCATGACGGTAACCCCATCATGACCTGGTGCATCGCCAACGTCATCGGCAAACAAGGCGCTGGAAACGACGACATCGTGCGGCCAATCAAGCAAAACCCTGACAGCAAGATTGATGGCGCGGTGGCGCTGATGATGGCTATCGGTCGGGCCATGCTTGAGCAGGACGATGGCGGCGACGCCTTTATGAGCTCAATCAGAGACAGTCTAAACAGGAAATAAATATGAATGCTGCCGTGATCGTTAGCGCACTGATGTACCTGACCGGCTTTGGCCTGGTCGTGGCCGGAGTATTCCTGCTTGCGGGCTTGCCATGGGCGCTGCTGACCGCTGGGGCGTTCTCCGTACTGACCGGCTGGGCCATCTCTGAAGGCATTCGCGTTGCTGAAGGCGGCATTATCCAATGAAGTCACTACTTTGGGCGGTCCGCGCCGCCACCACCACGCCAGCTCCGCCACCAACACCAGGGCGACAGTCGCCGACGGTGGTTGTCACTGGCCTGGATAATTCAGGCCGCGCCCCTACCGTCACCGCCAGCGCTGCCCTGCGGGTGTCAGCCGTGTGGGCGTGCGTGCGCTTGATTGCAGAAACCGTGGCCACACTACCTCTCTCAGTCTACCGCCGCCTGCCAGACGGCAGCAGGGAGACTGCGCGAGATTTTCGCCTGCATGGCGTAATCAGCAGCAGCCCCAATGCCGACATGACCGCCGTCAGCTTCTGGGAGGCCGTATACGCCAGCATGCTGCTGGACGGTAACGCTTACATCCAGATCCATAAGGGCGAGGCCGGCGAGACTGTGTCGCTTGAGTTCTTGCTGCCCGGCACCGTCACGTACAACAAAAAAAATAAGACTTACAGCGTCACCAAGGATGGCGAGGTCTACACGCTAAGCCGCAACCAGATGATGCACATCCCGGCATTCTCTCTGGACGGCATTGATGGGCTGTCCGCCATCCGTTATGGCGCCATGACCATTAGTAGCGCAATTGATGCCGACAAGGCGGCCCGCAGCTCCTTCAACCGTGGACTGGCACCAGTGGTGGCCTTTCTGGTCAACCGCAAGCTGACCCGAGACCAGCGGGAAGAATTTCGCGACTACGTAGAGACCCAGCTGGTTGGCCCCATGAACGCCGGCCGCAGCCCGGTGCTGGAAGAAGGCGTAACAGCCCAGACCATCGGCATCGACCCCCGTGACGCCCAGCTGCTGGAGTCCCGCAGCTGGAGCGTGGAAGACGTCTGCCGGTTGTTCCGGGTGCCGCCATGGATGATTGGCCACACCGAAAAAAGCACCAGCTGGGGCAGCGGCATGGAAGAGCAAATGATCGGCTTTCTGACCTTCACCCTAATGCCCTGGATGGAGCGGGTTGAGCAGGCCATCAACAAGCACTTGCTGACGACCGCCCAGCAGCAAACCTATTACGCCGAGTACTCCGTCGAAGGCCTGTTGCGTGCCGACAGCGCAGCCCGTGCCGAGTTCTACGCCAAGATGACTTCAAACGGCATCTACACCCGCGACGATTGCCGAGTGCGTGAAAACCTGCCCCGCCGTGGCGGCAATGCCGACGAGCTGACCGTGCAAGTCAACATGACCACCATCGACAGCATCGGCAAAAACAATGCAGAACAGGCGGCCCGCGCCGCCCTTAACACATGGCTCAATGAGGATTAACCATGCCGAAAATGTTTGAACTGAATCCGCGTGCCCTTGAGCTGTGGAACCCGTCCCTACAGGCGGCCGATAGTGACGATGAGGCCACCATCAGCCTGACAGGCATCGTGGGTGACGAATGGCCGTATGACGAATACGCCCGCCCATTCACCTTGTCCCGCGTGGATGCTGCCCTGCGCTCCATTGGCGACAAGCGGGTAACCGTCTACATCAACAGCCCAGGCGGCAGCATGTTTGAAGGCATCGCCATCATGAACCGGCTGAACCAGCACAAGGCTGGCGTCACCATCAAAGTGATGGGTCTGGCCGGCAGTGCGGCCTCGGTCGTGGCCCTGGCAGGCGACCGCCGCGAAATTGGCAAGACTGCCTTCCTGTTCCTGCACAACTGCTGGACAGTGCTGGCCGGCAACCGGCATGAGCTGCGCTCTGTGGCTGACACCCTGGAAGAGTTCGACGCCTCAATGCGCGACCTCTACGCCGAAAAATCCGGCAAGACGCCGGAAGAAGCAGACGAATGGATGAATGCCGACACCTACTTCTCTGGCAAGTCTGCCGTGGAGGTCGGCCTGATGACCGCGCTGCTGGATGAATCCGAGGTCACCATCAGCGCCAATGCTCAGGCTGACCTGCCGGCAGCCCGCCGCATCGAGGCAGCGCTGATTAAAACAGGCATGCCCCGCAGTGAGCGCCGCAAGCTGATTGCTGAATTTAAGGCCGGCGTGATGCCTGCCGCTCAAGACCCAGAGCTGACATCTTCTGCAGTGATCACCCAAGACTGGGGAGACCTCATCGGAATTGCCGAGGGAATTAAGGCCGCAATGAATCAAATCCGTAACCCTGAGACCCGGTAGGCGCATGTCACGCGCTGCGCCTTGGTAAGCCACGCGCTGCCAACAGGAATCAATCAAACCAAACACAACCCGCTTCGGCGGGTTTTTTCGTTTCTGGAGAATGAAAATGACCGAAGCCCTTAAAAAAGCGGAAGAAGTACAAAAGCAGGTGCAAGCCACTCTGAAAGAAGTTGGCGACCACATCAAAGCCCAGGCAGAAAAAGCCGACAAGGAAATCAAGCAACACGCAAAGCTGTCTGAAGAAACCAAGGCCAAGGTAGACGAGCTGCTCACCATCCAGGGTGAGCTGCAAGCCCGCCTGAACGCCGCCGAGCAGCAACTGGTTTCCCAGCGCGATATCAAAGGCGGCGAGGATGCCCCTCAGTCCGCCGGCCAGCTGCTGGTGTCCGCAGAAGAAATGCAGGACGTTAACTCTGCCTTCCGTGGCTCCCGCCGTGTTGCCGTACCCCGTGCCGCCATCACCACCGCGCCGAACTCCGGCGCAGCGCTGGTGCCGGCAGAGCGTGCCTACGGCATCCAGGGCGCTCCCGAGCGCCGTCTGACCATTCGTGACCTGATTGCCCCCGGTCGTACCGACAGCAACAGCTACGAATACGTGCAGGAAACCGGCTTCACCAACGCCGCCGCCCCGGTTGCCGAAGGCGCGGCAAAGCCATACTCCGACCTGACCTTTGCCCTGAAAACCGCACCGGTTCGCACTCTGGCGCACCTGTTCAAGGCCTCCCGCCAGATTCTGGATGATGCGCCTGCGCTGCAAAGCTTCATTGATGCCCGTGCAGCCTATGGCCTGCGCCTGGCAGAAGAGCAGCAGCTACTGTATGGCAACGGCACAGGTGCCAACCTGGGCGGCATCGTTGCGCTGGCAGAGTCCTACGCCGCCCCTGGTGGCGTAACCGTGACCGGCGAGCAGCAGATCGACCGTCTGCGTCTGGCCCTGCTGCAGGCGGAGCTGGCCGAGTTCCCGTCCGACGGCATTGTGCTCAACCCCATCGACTGGGCGCTGATCGAGCTGCTGAAAGACGACAACGGCAACTACCTGATCGGCCAGCCGCAAGGCGATACCCAACCACGCCTGTGGCGTCGCCCTGTTGTGGCCACTCAGTCCATGACACAGGATGACTTCCTGGTGGGCGCGTTCAGCCTGGGCGCTCAAATCTTTGACCGCATGGACGTGGAAATTCTGATTTCCACCGAAAACGACAAAGACTTCGAGAACAATATGGTTACCGTCCGTGCCGAACAGCGCCTGGCGCTGGCCGTGTACCGCCCGGAAGCCTTTGTGACCGGCAGCCTGACCGAGTAACCCGATAGCCGGGCGGCTTTCGGGCCGCCCGTGCGGAGAGCGAAACAATGGATGAGCAACGAATCGAACAGATGATTCAGGACAAAGGAAAGACAGCGCCACGGGTAACTCCGGAAGCTGTTGAGGCCAGTATCGCCGGCGCCTATTACTTCACCGCGCAGCAGGGAGTGGAGCAGGCGTTCCACGAGCAGTGCGAGCTGACGCAAGCGTCTGGCATGCACAGCGGCGCCCTTGGTTTGCTGACCTTCTGTGTAATCGTGCTGGACAACGGATTTACCGTAACGGGTGAATCAGCATGCGCCAGCCCTGAAAACTTCGACCCAGAGATTGGCCGCAAGATTGCCCACAAAAATGCCTGCGCCAAAATCTGGCCGCTGATGGGCTACCACCTTAAGCAGCAGCTTCACGAGCAGCGGGAGACTAAACCATGAAAGATGCACTTGTAGCGCAAAAGCGCTTCCTGTTTGGCGGGGTGATCCTTGCCATTGGCGCGCTGTTTTACGCCCAAAAATCAATTGGCCGCGAACTGATCGCCAACGGCCTCGCCCGCCTCGCTACGGCAGAAGAGCTGCAAGCCAATGGCGGACTGGATGAGGCAATCGACGAAGCCGGCGAGGCTGAGACCGAACAGGCCGAACAGCCTGAGCCCGAAACCAACCAGCCTGCCGACGAAGCCGGCGAAGCTGAAACCGAACAGGAGGCAGGCCATGCCGACGCCAGTGGTGACGCTCCAGCAAGTGAAGAACCACCTGCGCCTGTGCCAGCACGACGCGGACGAAAATCAGCATCTTGAGCTGCTGATTAAAGCCGCAACCTCCCACGCCAGCCAGTACCTGGATCGCCCGGTACCCTGGCTGGATGCGGACGGCGACCCCGTACCGGTGCCCGAGGATGTGCAGGCCGCAATCCTGCTCATCATCGGCGACCTGTACGAAAATCGCGAAGGGCAGTTGGTCGGTCAAGCCATCAACGAAAACCGCACCGTGCAAAACCTGTTGCACTTTCACCGGCGAGGGCTTGGCGCATGAGAGCAGGACGGCTGCGCCACAAAGCGCAAATCATCACGCTCAGGCATGACCTGTCGCACCACTGCCACGGCAGTATCTGGTGCGGCATCACCGCCAAAGAGGGCGCAAGCCCGCCCATGCCATCCGGCCTGCGCACCGGTGCCCGTGTCGATGTGCGGGCCCGCTACACCGACAAGCTGGCCCAGGGCGTTTACCTGGTGTCCGGCCAGCGCATTCTGCACGTCACCAGCGTGAGGGATGTCGCCGGCAAACGTGCTGAGCTTACGGCCAGCTGCGACGAGTTCGTCGGTCAGCCGGCCATTTACCAGCAGCCAGGCAGAAGCCAAAAGGCATGCAGGGTCCACCTGCAGCACAGCGCCCCCTACCTTGACGAGCTGGGCCAGGTGACCAGTTACCGCACAAAGGCCGATGTGCTGGTGCTGGAAGTTGGCAGGCCGCAGCCGGACGACATCATCACGGTGGCCGGCCAGCGGTACATCGTAACCCAGTACGCAGACAACACCGACGACGGAGTTGTTCGCGGCCTGTGGCTTGACGCCGTGGAGTGATGCCATGCAGCTAAGGGTATCAATCAAGGGTCTGGACAAGGTCCGTCGCGAGCTTGAGCGCAAGCAAAAGCGGGTTGATCCTGTCCTGCGTGGTGCGCTCAACACAACGGCGACAAAAACCCGTGCCGAGCGGTACGTCAAGCCACTGAGCAAAACGCTTGTGGGCAAGCGTGTCCGGGCAGCCATGCGAATCAAGCGCGCACGCCGCGGGATGATGAATGCACGCGTCATCCCGTCCAGCGCTGGCATTCCCGTCGTCTCGTATCGCGCATGGGGAATCCTGAACGCCATCAGCCCAACCCGGGCGTCAATCTGGGTGCTGGGCCCGAACGGCAAAAAGCAGGCGGCCGGCTTCATCAACCCGGCGTCAGCCCACAAGCTGCCTCTGTCGACACAGGGCAGAAAAGGCAGCAAAGCTCTGCACCTTGCGCACGGCCCGTCCGTGGCGCACTGGTTTAAGGGGCTGACTGGAAACGACACCGCCAAATGGGTCGGCGACTTCCTGCAAGCCGAGTTTCAAAAGCGC